CTCTTTACCTTGAAAAGTATACACAATCTTACGATTAAAGAGTGAAAGAAATTTCCTAATCATTATTCAAAATCCCATTGTATTGTGGTGCGCCCGGAGGGATTCGAACCCCCAACCTATCCGTTATTTTTATACGTGAACCAAATCACGTGTAAAAATAAACAAATGATGACTAATCATCATTTGTATTTCCTACAATCGTAGGGAATGAGCGGACGGCTCTACCATTGAGCTACAGGCGCACATAAACTTTAAAAATATTAACTGCTTTGTGTCTCCTATTGATAAAAGTACACTATTCATCCCAGCATGTCAACACAAATATGTCATTCTGTGTTGTTGTGGAGAATACATCGGCGGGCGAACCATTCATTACCATCTTGGTCACGAAACAGCGCTCGATCCTTATTAATGGGTCGAATTCGGTATCGGTATGTTGGGCCATTGGTATAGATAATGATCTCGCTACCATTAGAACGCCATCGACCAGTCTCTTCCAAAGTGAGATACTTACCAGTGCGAGTAAATACTTCACCAGTATCAGTTTGACACGACGGCCCTACCACCCATCCCCCAACAATATATTGACTAAGACCAATAGGATTTACGGCTTGTGCCACATAGGCAATCGCAGCGATAATACTCATTCTTCCATATCCTCATCAAACATATCAATTATAATTCTATTCCAAGTCACGTGTGGCATGCCCGGACAGAAATGTGTTGCAGTTGATAACATTTCAATATCGGAGAAACCCATAAGAGTAGAGGTGGCGAGGACCAAATACCCTTTTGGTGTATTGAAGAGAGCAACCATACCCTCCTCATCACCGTTATCAATAAAATCATCTTCGGCCTCTTTGAGGTGGACGATATATTGATCAAATGCTTCTTCCGCAAGAGACAAATCGTCAAAGAAAGCCACATCACCATCCATGTTGTAACCTTCAAACATGGATGGCTCGCCTTCGCTGTCATCCACGTAGACCAAGGCAGTGAACTTCAACAGTTCACCGAACTCGGCTAAATCATCTTCTGGACGGGGTGTGGTGATTAATTTCATATAATTCTCCAATGAATGATGTGATTATATGATCAGATAACACTTGTCAAGCATTATCACAAATCATCAATGCCATCTATACCATCTATCAAAATGTATTCAGAACCTTTCTTTCTGACGTTCATCTGACCGCTTGCTTGTTCCTTTTCTCCTACCACGATCACATATGGTATCCCACGCTTGCTGCCATTTCTAACACGTTTGGAAATAGATTCATCAGGGTAGATTTCTATTCGTCTACTGGATGATCTTTTTATCTCTTGACAGAATTCAATAAAATTCTCGTTTACTGGTAGGAGAGCAATTTCAACTGGACATAACCAATCAGGTAAATCTTTGCCATAATGTTCTAAGAGAATTGCGATAAACCTTTCCAGCGAACCCAGTATGGCTCTATGGATCATAACGGGATGAGCTTTTGATCCATTTCGATCCATGTAGCTAACACCAAGTCTTGATGGTAACACAAAATCAAGCTGTAGCGTCCCGCATTGCCACCAACGATCTTGAGAATCTTTAAGAGAAAATTCTAACTTGGGGCCATAGAATGCTCCTTCACCTTCTTGTATATCGTAAGGGATATTAGAATCAATGAGGCATTTTTCCAATGCTTTCTCACTCTTATCCCATAAGAGATCATCTCCTGCTCTATCTCGGGGTCGTAGAGATAATGCTACTTTGACATCATCAAATCCGAAACGGCTATACCCACGTTTGAGCATTTGACAAAACGATCTAACTTCACTTTCAATTTGATGTTCTTCGCAAAAGATATGGGCATCGTCTTGAACAAACTGACGAACGCGCATAAGACCATGAAGAGAACCCGATGGTTCATTTCTATGGCAGCATCCAAATTCGGAAATTCTTCTCGGAAGATCACGGTAAGAATTTACCTTTTTCTTGAAAATTAAAGCGTGGGCGGGACAATTCATCGGTTTGAGTAGAAACTCGTCTACCTGATACATATTGTCCGCATAGTGATCCATGTGACCTGATTGTTCCCATAAATCTGATCGGAATAGTTGAGGAGAACGGACTTCCTCATAATCGTTCTGTCTAAGTTCAGAACGTATATATTCTTCTACGATACGGTAAAGAATATATCCATTGTTGTGCCAGAATACACTTCCAGCGGCATTTTCGTCTATATGAAATAAATCTAATTGTGGGCCTATTACCCGATGATCATTGTTAAACGTAGTGACATTGCTTCCTCCTATAGGTTAATTTATTTTAATGTGGTGGTCCTGCCGAGGATTGAACTCGGGACTCCGCTTTACCAAAGCGGTGTTATACCACTTGAACTACAAGACCCAAAATTGAATAGCGTTTCTTACAAATAATGGTGCCCCGTGACGGAATCGAACCGCCTGTCTCCGGGTTACAAATCCGGCGCATCGCCAGCAATGCTTACGGGGCAATATATGTAATATATAGAGTATGGGTATTGCTGTCAATATACGATTAACAGCAATGGTGCTTCCTAATGGACTTGAACCAATTTCTCTGGGTTACGAAACCAGTGCATCACCTTAAATGCTTAGGAAGCGTTTAGTTTTGTTGTTTATCCAATTCTCTTCTTTATCATTTCTAATCGCGTTGTCAACGAATCTCTATATCCTCGCATATGGGTTACCTGATCATGAAATAGCAATTGTTCTTCAGGGGGAAGATGCTTAAAAGTTTCCGATTGAAGGAACGCTGTGGCGCGGTCAAGGCGTGGCTCAATTTCTTCCAATTCTGCAATCATTCTCTTGACAACGCTTGGTAATTCTGACATCTAATACTCCTTATGTCTGAACCAAATTCTACCATAACGGTTTATAATAATCAAATTGCTTTTTCGGTATATACCAACACTTGCGAATATATGGAGGAGGATGGGTGGTCTCGAACCCCATGCCACTCTCGTGGACATCACTCGTTTTCAAAACGAGGGCGGCGCGCCTGTCTGATACATCCTCCTAAGGATTTGTCGTATGTGTATTATTAAAATTGGTCCTGATGATCGCATATCAGTAAACAAATTGTTAAGAGGTTATCGTTTACGCGAAATTGTTAAAATCTGGTGTACGGAATATTATGGGTATGAACCACGTCTCACATTTACATCTGAAAATCGTCATCATACACGTTTAACCACAAATATAATATTCTTATCGGAAGAAGACGCTTTGATGTTCAGGTTAAAATATGACATATATAGTTGACTTGAAAATTACAAAAACCATCCTGTTGGTCAAGAGACCAAGGGCGCTGGAATACGTTGTCCGATATGATGATGAATTTATTTCATGGTCCAGAGATACATTTGGCTATATTCCAGATTTAAAAATGGATTCTCAATATTATCAGTTGACGTTCCGTAACTATGACGATATAACGATTTTTAAACTTCGTTATTGGGAAAATATATGAAAACGTTGTATCTCGCCAATTTCACCATTCATTTTTCACCCTATATGAATAAGTCATATGAGGAAAAAAGAACTGCGATTGTTTGGGCCGAGAGCGAGAATGAAGCCGAAGAGCTAATTAAAGCCGAGTATGAATTTGATGATCCATATTCCCTAAATGCTCATATTTGGAGCATTACTCTTTCTCCTGCTCTTGGAACACCATAATGGTCCGCACGGAAGGGTTCGAACCTTCGCAAGTCACAGATTATCGGTCTGCCGCTCTACCAACTGAGCTACGCGCGGAAATTTGGCAGGGAAGACCACGATTTGAACGGGCACCTCTTTGATTTGGAGTCAAAGGCTCTACCAATTAAGCTACTTCCCTAAAAATATTGTATTGATTTTGTCTTTCGTATATATTTGACACAAGAGGACATTACTCTTGGTGTTAAAGCTTATGGACAGTAAATCCATTTAGCTCATGGCGAGGATACATAAGTGTTGTCAAGGTATGCATGGTCTCTTGAACGAATGGTGTCAGGCACACACTGCGTAAATCGGGTTGGAGCGAAGCCGTGTAAGAAGTTATCTTTGACGACGGACGAACTACCCTCTGTGCAATAGTGACGTGGCTTGTCTGAGCAGCCCAGTGTCAAGGGGTGAGGCGAAACCTCACCCCGTTTTTAATACCCAAGCCAAAGCATGAACAATACTGCGTCATCAACGCTTCGAAAAAGAACTTCGCCTGATGGTCCTAAATTGTCTCCCCTGTCATGTGAGTATCCATCCACTCCATTATTTGCAATCCATTCCCCCACTTCATTATGGTCTTCTTGGCAAAAAGCTTGGTTAAAGCAGATGCACCACCAGTTTATATCATCCAGAAAATGTGGATCAGTAATAGGGACGGCTTGCATAACTTACTTTCTATGGCATAGACGCCGAGATTTGAACTCGGAACTGCGGTTTTGGAGACCGAAATGATACCATTTCACCACGCCTATGTATATGTTTGGCGGAATTGGTGGGATTTGAACCCACGGAACCCTTAGGTTCGGCAACTTTCGAAGATGCTGGTATAAACCACTCACCCACAATTCCAATTATTCCAATGGTGCGCGCGCAAGGATTCGAACCTTGGTCTTACGATTATCAATCGCATGCACTAACCAATTGTGCTACGCGCGCATTTAACTCTTTACCACAATTTTTCCAATTGTCCACGCATAAAATGCTTCAAGGACATGGTTTTTCCTGATCTATAATCTATTACTTCATCATTTTGAAACCGATATAGTCTATTCCTATCTTCTTGAAGCTGATTGCAACGAACCTCATTAATAACCATACTATGGGCGGAATTGAACTCAAGTTCAAGGCGTTCAATAAGGTTTCTCTTTGCTTCCTCTTCATTATCTATCCGAGAGCGCCCATCAGCTTTTTGCGTCATCCCACTTGGGATATGTTTAACTACACAACAAGTTGCGACTTTATTTTTACGTTGGCCACCTTTACCCGTGCCTCTATGGAATCTTACCTCAAAATCACTATCTCGTATCTGTAATTTACGAACCTTCGTTTCATTGATAACAGACACCTTAACAGTGGATGTATGAACTCTTCCTCTTTTTTCAGTGGGTGGAACTCTTTGTATTCTATGACAACCAACCTCATTAACGAATGCATCAATACGGTCAGTTTCAATAACTATGATGGAATCTGACCGAACCGTTTGGTGCAGTCAACCTTTTTGAGTCAAATATTTCTCATACACGTTAGCCAAATCATTCATAAACAACTTGGAGTCTTCGCCGCCCTGACCGGGCCTAATTTCAATCTTCATACGTACCTCATAAAAAATAATATTGCATCTTCTTCTATAGCAAAATCAACAAATCCCGTTGAGCAGATATAATAATCCTTACCTCGCTGGGCTTGAAGATTTTCACCAATCCATTGATGAATTTCTTTCCAATCATGGAAATCCAAAGCAGTAATGCTGAGGCGCACTCTCCACCTTGTTGATATTTTCTTGATCTCCGTTGCGTGCATGGTTTAATTTTACCATACACGCAACATAGATACAAGCAGAGTAGCATGTGTTACACGCAACTCTGTAATTTACTTGCCAGAGGGAGTGCGTCCCAGCGCACGATCCCATGTCAAAGAACCCCTGAGAGGGTTTTTGAGACGGGATAAATTGTAAGCTAAACTGGAACTTACCCGTCTCAGTGACGGGTGCAAGAACACAACCCGTCTTTCACCCGAAGGTGGACGACCAAATGGTTGTAATTGAGGTTGTGTTCGTGTTCATAGACTTATTTATACTCGTTGGTCAAAACTTTGTCAACATTTTTTTTCAACTATATTTCAGGATAGCGAGTTGTCGTTCTGTCAAATCTTCAACCCACCAAACACAGCAATTCGTATATTCGGGCAGATGTTGGGCAGATGGGAATTCCAAATCAAGTTGATCACTTGTCACTATGTGGTTGTTCCAAATACGAGGAATTTCTCCCCATACGTATATTTCCATTGTTCCATCTGGGCGAATCCATGCAGGGCCATCAAAGCGATGGAACTTGCCCTCTTGATACCAATGTTGGGTGCCATCTGATCCTATGTATGCAGGGCCATCAAGGCGATGAAGCCTGCCCTCAAGATACCATGATTGGCTTCCGTCTGATCCTATGTATGCAGGGCCATCAAGGCGATGAAGGTTGCCCTCTTGATACCATGATTGGGTTCCATCTGGATCGATAGCATGTTTGATCATACCATCTTCCCAACTAATGCGATTCTATACATGAGTTCATCGTTGAACTTCTCAATTCCCATTAGCTTGAATATCTTACCTAATCGTGGGCCTTCCCACTTCCCAAGAAAGACAAAGTAACATATTTGAAACCAATCACGCATATTTTCAAACTGAGTTTTTCCAATATCGTAAAAGATAGATTGAATATCTTCCTCTGATGATCCTGCGTGCAATCCTCCCAACCTACTACTCAAATCCTGAAAAACTGCATAGTTGTCTAAGACATATGCGTTTTTCATATTCTCCATAATAAGATCAGTCATTGATCCATTCCCGAAGCATCTGGAAATTGATCTGATAATCAGGAATACGGTAATAACCCTCACCCAGAGAGCCGTTGTATACCTTTTGAATAGTCTTGATATCCATCTTCTCAAGGAATTTACCAAAATCACAAGGTTTCATATTGAGAAGATATTTGATCGGACGCACAATAATATTGTGATCTGGCTGGGATGCTAACTCAACAAAGTCGTCCACCGATTTGATTGTTGAAAAATTCAAGGCAGCTTCAATTTCAGGCCTGCACTCACCAACAAGTTGCGCATAATAGAGATACATAGGATGCGCTGATCCGAGATCAATTTCAGAGAGGATACCCCTAAGGCGCTTCTCGTGAGTTCCAGTAATACGAATGTCATCAATGAAGATTATATTCTTGTCACGGTAGAAGCCTTCATTGATATAGAACTGATCATTTTTGAGAAGTTCCACGCGTTGATCTGCCGTCATGAACCCATAATCGTTCGTATAACTGACTTTGCGATGGATAATAGAATAATCCACATGCTCACCATTGGCATTGACCAACAGGTGATTCAATCTATTGATAAAATATCGCGTCATCACGGTTGCAGCATTTTCCACATAATTAAATGGAGAAGGAATCACGACCGTGGGGCGCGACAGTAGTTGGTCAACATGATGTTCGAAGAAACCATTAGCAAGGTCATATCCGAACTGCTTAGCCGTGGCATCATGGCCGAACTTCAATAAGGAATATTCTTTGGGATCGAATGGCATTTCGCCATTATCCCAATCCTGCGTGGTGAATTCGTGTAATGCGTAAATCATAGTTTCTCCAAAAACTGAACGGTATCTTGTGGATTTTTTACATATTGGAATGGAATTCCCCGCATGGTCCCATCGCAAATTTCGTTATCACCCACGTGTGTTAGGCTGGAACGCCCTGCGCCCCGATAGAGATGGTTGACCATACCCTGAATACTGCGGGCGAAATCATTATGCGGCTTTGATACTTCAATCTCATCACTAAACAACATGAAGTCGAATGGAATATCACGGAGACTTTCGGAAAGAATATCCCCCCTGATGAAATTGGTATTGGATGCCACAGATAGCGTATATCCGAGGCGGTGTGCTCGGTTAAGCAAAAATGCCATAGATTCGGGAATAAGGGGCGGGAGATCACGAAACATCTGTTCCATTGATACCATCACGGTGACAACACTATCCCCACTCAGTCCTCTTCCACCTTGGGCCACCAGTTCATTAACAAGGGTGGTGTAATTGTCCCTACATGGAGTGCTCTTACCCTGCTCGGAAGCTTCGTTATCAAGGCGGGTCTTGACACTGGTGTAAACTTGTTTGACAATTTCGGGTGGGAGGCCTGAAATACGTGATAGGAATTTTGTACGTGCTTGGGTATACAGCGGATTCGCAGAGGCGAGCGTATTCCAAAAATCAAAACTCAAATGCATAACTTCTCCTAATTCAATAATCCCTATACGGCCATAAAAATTTACAGTCAATCCCCATTGTGATATATTTTCTTATGAATTTTTATCATGAACAATCCTGTGCCGTAATTTTCAAAACTTCGGAAAAATTTGGAGAACTTTCAAATATGCACTCTGGGTTTCCCATAATATGGGATGATAGATTGGTTTATTCTTCCGAGGCACTTTACCAATCTTTTAGATTTGAACAAGGCAGCAAGGCTAATAGACATGTATTGTCAATCAAAAATCCTTTTGAATCCAAGAGAGTGGCGTATCGTTATCTTGATGAAACAAGATCAGATTGGGATGATGCTAAACTTGATATAATGGATATGTGTCTACGTCTGAAATATGAACAACATCAGGAGTATTTGAAGAATATTCTTATCAACACCCTTGGCCAACCTATTGTGGAAAAATCATTCAAGGATCAGATATGGGGAGCGGTTCATGTGCAGAAAAATGTTCTGTATGGATTGAATCTGCTTGGAGGATTATGGGAAATCATCAGAAATGAATACATTTGACATAATGGGGTTCTTTTAGTATCGTAACCACGAAGGAGAACCTGTGTGAAAAATAAACCCCTACGGTCTGTTCAAGTTGGTGCGAGGATTCGTCTCTTACCCGATGACAAGGTTCGTTTGAAACACAACGATTATCAGTGCAATCCCAATTCATCTCTTGGGCTACCTTTTGATGTCGATCTCATTGTGGAAGAAATCATGGTTACTGATGGGATGGTTTTGCTCCGTGTCAACGATACGTTTAAATTCTTAGACATGAAGCGCTTTACCGCAATGGATTGGCGGGCGCAATGAGAATTGCAATCGCGAGTGATCTTCATATAAATTACCATTTTATGAATCCTTGGCCCATTGATTGGCCTGAAGCCGAAGTATTGATCATTGCAGGCGATACAGCGAACGACTTCGATACTGGATTGGAATTGATTCGCGAAGCCAGTGAGGTGTACCCTCACGTCATCATGGTGGATGGCAACCACGATCATTGGTATAAGAAAACGGAAACAACTACCATTGAAGATAATATACGAGATATTCTACCCAAGCTCCCGTCTAATGTCCAATTTCTCGGACATCATAATCCAAGCTTTACCCATAATGGAATAAAGTTCATTGGGGTAAATGGGTGGTATTCAGTTGACTATTCAGGTGATCCGGGAAGGATGAGACGAAATTTCTTCACATCGTGGTCTGATGGTAAATATATTTTCTCCGAACCAAATCAACTCGATCCTTGGTATAGAGCTAAAGAAGATGCCGATTTGATCATCAAAGAATTGTCAGAGGTTGATCCCTATACCGCTTGCGTAGTAGTGACGCACACTGTCCCCCATCGAGATTGCATACGATCTGGTCCCGAATGGGCTGCTGAAAATAACTATTTCTTTAATTCCTATATGGAAAAAATAATTGAAAGTGATTTGGCAGATCGCATTACACTTTGGGTCTTCGGACATACCCATGATCGTATGGAAAAAATTCGCAATGATGTTGTTCTCCATGCCAATCCTCGGGGCCAGCGCAAAGAGAATCCAAATTGGTTCGTCACCACATTCGATATTATAGGATAGTTTTATGATCTCGGGCAAAGGTTCCATGGGCGAAGTTGCTCTTATGTGTATTCGTGATTTTCAAAAATATTCCCATAATGGAAAAATGAATAGCTATACATTACCTCATTTACTCGAAAAAGTAATTTTTAGGAACGAAAGCGTATATTCCAACGTTGATGGTATTCCGTCTTATGTCTGGTGGATGTTTACCAAGGATCAAAGCTGGGGAGAAACTATTATCAATATAACGGAGCCAAAAGTCACCAAAACTACGATGCGTAAATCTGTCTACGTTGATGAAATACCAGCATTTAATGACGTAATATCAAGCGATGGTCCGTGGAAACTTATATTCCCTGATATGGATGGATATGTTGATCAGGCGGCACAATTGGAACATACCATGTTGTGTATGGGTTTGAGTTATGGGCAAAATTGTCTTTCCAGAATTTCTTGCAATTGGAGTTCGGATTCCTACGATGACTATGATCCTGAGCTTGAAATCAATAGTTCAATCATCTTCGCAGAACATATTGGTTGGATTGATATCCCCTTTACTGTTTCGAATATAATCCCAAAGACAACAGGTATACGAGTATGCGGCTGACCAGCAATAGAAATGATCAATTTGGAAAGCCCGTATGGGAACGTTTGGTAGATTTTCAATTTGCGGAAATATCAACAATTCAAGCTGGTGTATGCAAATTCAATTTTTCACCATTTGCAAAACAACATTTTCGCCGCAAGGTCGGTTATTGTCCCGATATCATCAGTAGCAATAGGTTTGCATCATTCACTTTTGATGAACTCATGGCTTATTTAGAGCTTTTGGGTTATAGATATTTCTTCAAAGTATCGGACAAAGACGATGTGGAATATTTCTTAGACGAAAATGCAGATGATGATCCCGAAAACGATTATATAATAATTTCAGCCATCTTTGATCGTCGTGCAACTGTTGCATGCCGAACAGCCACTACAATGGTTCTATATGGTCTTGAACATGATATTGAAAAAATATGATACACTATAGAGGTGGGGCTGGTTGGCTATTAGGGCATGCTTATCGTGACTTGCAATCTTCTATTGACTATCTGCAACACGATAGGGCATTTCATATATACGATAATCGGGATATCCTGATTGTAAAACTTGCCCATATGGGAATAGAAGATTATGATATTTTATTATATGAGGTTGGATGGTTTGAACAAAGACCAATGCCCTATACGACTAATATAATCGTATGCTGCAATCACGATGATGCTCAACTTATTGAATTAGCGTTTGATGTAATTGACAATCTCAAATAAACAATAACCAGAACAAAATTCCGCCCAGTGTCCAAAAAATCATGTCCAGTTTTTCAGTTAAGAAGACATCTTTAATCTTCGCCATAGTGACAGGAACTCCTCTTTGGGAAATTTCCCTAACCAGACATATCATGAAACCAGTTAAAGCAAAACCCCACATACCACCAATAAGGAACAGTGGACAAATAACAAGCCAGCACCACAATACGTGGAGGGTTTGATCGATAATTTCTTTTTTAATATTCATGAAAGTATTTATCAGAATGAAGGTTCCGAAGCGCTTTTATAAAGGAACGACTTGAATAAAACCGTACTACCCGATAACAAGCCCGAAACCCATCGAACCATCTATGCCATTCTTGAGGTCTTCCATTAGTTTATCCATCTCTGCCTGTGCTTCCTGTTTCAGTTCTGCACCATTGAGAGTGATACCACCTTGTGGACCAGCATAGCTTTGGAATTTACCTCTACCTTGACCAAGCATCATTTTGCACTGTGCGGTAGCCATATCCTCGATCCAAGGGCGGGCGTAATAGTCTTCCAACAATGATTCTTCATCTCGTGCCATATAGACATGAAGACCTATTTCCTCATTTGCGTTAAATTTGCGCTGGAACGTGATTTTTTTCGTAGAGGAATCCCAAGTGAACTTTACCTCACGACCGAACATCCTACCTGTTAATTTCTGCAAAGAAGCGGCAAAATCGTAGCTTGCGAGCGCTCCTGTGCCACTACCACCAAGTCCCGATCCGCCGGGATTCTGAAGCATATAGATATTGTTGACAAAGTTGGCACTAAATGGTTCAAAATAAGTTCCCGCTTGGCCATTGGTAGAGTTACGAAGAACGTCTCGAACTTCTTGAATTTCTTTAGGGAGAGTATAGGTAGAAACTTCTCTCTGAACTTCCATAAAGATAAATGCTTCTATCTGAGCATTGGTTGAACGTTGTCTGTAAAAGCGCATAGAAATATTAACAGCAGCTTCGTAATGTTGAGGATCAAGTTCAACATCCACCATTCCTGCACCAAGGCGAAGCTGTATCTGTTCAATCATTTCATCACGATTGGCACGAGGATTGGTCATTTCTCAATCTCCTTACGAGCTTGTTTAGTGGCCTTGTCAGATATTTTATCCGCATCACGTTCTTTATCTTCAGCCGTTGAGGCCGTATTCATAGCCGCGATGATATTTAAATAAATTGTATCACCTTGAATCTTTTTAACCAACTTGATATTATCAGGATTCAACAAATCCATGATTAATCCGCGATCAATGACCAAGCCACTTTTATAATCACGCAATGCGTGTTCGATTTCCTGAATAGAAATAGTATCAACTCGGCGGGCTACCAAGGGAGTGAGATAGTCCATAACGATTTGACGGAGAGAATCCATCATACCATCTTCTGAATCAAGAAATTCGAACAGTAACATTAGCGTTTAGCCGATTCCACGATCTGCAACAAGGTTGAAAAATCAATCCCGTATGTTTCAGTAATGATCTTCGCAGCAGTTTTAGCTTCCTGCCCTTCTCGAATCAATCCTGCATATTCACGCATAATTGCACGATCTCCCGAAAGTTCTACCGATTCTTTACGAACTCTACCAGCAGCATTCTGAACTGGTAATTCCTCATCGCTAAACTTTGGCTTTTCAGAGTTACCTGTATCTTCGGCTTCATCTTCAAAGTCCATATCATCGAAGTCGAAAGTATCATCTTCTGCGGGTTCAGCCTCTTCAGAGCTTTCATCACCCTCTGAATCCATTTCCGAATCCATAGTGGAGAGATCATTGGTAGGAGCAACATCCTCTCCCTGAAGGCGTGCAATTTCATCCGATACTGCATTTTTAGTTTCGCTCAATACTTCGACCAGATGGCGCAATTTTTCAGTTACCGCATCACTAAACTGCGAAGATGCTTCAGGTCCAAAATGTTCACGGATTGGATCAACCAGTGGCATAAGGTCTTCTGCTTCCATCTTAGCAGCATTCTCCGTCATCTTCTGTAACGCATCGGATATAGAACGTGCGGCAAGAATTACTTCCGCTTGTTCCAGTTCGCTCTCAATGAGGAAAGCAATTGTTTTTTTCATGATACTCCCTTTTTCTTTTTAGTTCTCTTTGGTGCTATTTCTCGCAAGATTGCGCGGGCAGTTTCGGCAATCAAAAATGCCTTACTATATTGCGGAGATTCGTTGAGAGAATGGCCATGTAATCGGCTACTATAATGTTCAAAGACCATAGAGATATGATCGTGATCAATCCTCCCCTTGAGGAGATCAATATCATATCGTTTCTTTAAAATATCGTTAAGTCTTTCGCACGAACGCATTAATAGTTTCCTTTTGGTTCATGCTATTTAGCTTAATTTGTTACTTTACCAATTTCGCAATTGACATCTTCGCAACTGTAGCTCGTCTTTTTGATTCTGATAATCTCGCTTGAGCAATATCGTGCTGCGCGCCTTCGGTGAGTTTTGATTTTTGAGAAAAGATCAAAGCGTCACTTAGCGCTCTGGAATAATCATTTTCAAAATCAAGGACACTCTTAATGATAGGAGAGGTAAATGTCTCTCCACTATCGAGTAATTTTACAATTGCATGAGCGGCTTCATAAAGCCTAAGATCAGCAGCAATTACGTGTTCGGAATCTTTGTGACGAATATCGTAATAGTTACCCGATCCTGCATTTTCCCTAACGGTTATTTTCCAAGCTCCAATAGATACTCCATCAGAAGTCTTTTCGGTTTCAAGTGCGAGTTTTACCTCTGGGGTATTTGTCATTACAACATTATCTACCGCTGACCGAAATGCTTCCATAATAGAGGCCATAGATTTATCAGATGTAGGGACTTTCCGTGAAGATACATCAATTGGTTCATCACCAGTGGCATTATTAAGCGCTGCCATTATCGACGCCATACTCTCGATTTGCTTACGATCAATCATTCAATCATCTCCGTAATTTTTCTTTATCTTGACTAAGGACGATCTTACCATTTCGCTTCTCACGTTTCAATATCCCTCTCGTCACCATCAAGCGTGCAACTTCTTGCTCACGTTCATCAAGAGACGATTTATCAACGCCACCCGCAACTTTGTTCAACACTTCTTCTTCTTCTTTAGAAATAGGAATCCGCATACCCGCTGTGTTTTCAACATATAACATTTCGGTCAAGTTTCGCATTTTTTGAATAGTTTCTTCCAACATCGAAAGGGTATCTGCCTGAACCAACGTATAGGCACCATCCACCGCTATACCGATCATATCATCTGGACCATTGGGATTTTTAACAATAGCTTCTTTGCCGTCAAACTCAACGGTGTCACCGAGTTGAAACACCTTTTTGTGTTTCGCCTTGCGGTTCCACCCGTCTTGAGTCTTCTTTTTCTCCTTTTCCGATATAACAACACGAGGTTGATATTCGGGGCGGGAGAGCATACCCGCATATGGATTGCGAGTCTTCTGCTTAGCCATTGGTTTTCTCCCTTATTACCAGCTTGTTTTCAAACTGGGGACGTGAATTATAACACGTATCAGTCGTCTCTTCAACTACTGATCCTTTTCGTTCCCATGAACGAAACGGTTTATCCATGATATTGATTTTCTTCATGTTCCTATTTATGCGAGAAACATTAATTTGATCGTTTTCTAACTTTCCCAAGTGGCTTCACAACTGGTGCGATATCGGCAGAAGTTGTTGCGATCCCACCATCTTCCTCACTTAACTTATGTAATTTCAATAGATGTTTGAAAGTGGGTGAGTTGTCTTTACTTTCGGTTTCTTTCATTTCCAAATCATTATCACGAGCAAATCTTTTCAAGATCATGAGCAAATCACTCATGTTGCAACGAGCATTCATAAACTGGATTAAACGAGTAATAGCCAACCGTTTTTCTTTCTTCCCAATATCAGGCCAGTTCATTACCAGTCGCCTTATTGATCGCAACGATGATCCCACAACTTTCATATCATTATCAATATGAAGCAGATAGCGGCGGAAATAAATATCCGCTACGCCATTATCAAGAGTGTAGGCTTTCAAAATATCAAGGAACTTAGTTTCTGAAAATTCAACCTTGCTTAAACTATGAATAGTTGGGTCAGATAGATTGAGTTCTTCATCTTCATAATTAAGCAATACATGGACGCAATAGTAGAGATCATTTTCATTAGTATGCCATTTGTCAAAACCATACCATAGCTTTGTTTTCTTCGCATATGGTATCATCTCACCTTTAAGTTCATTCTCGCAACTCAATATACGAAAAGCCAATATGTGCATATAGGCCATTTCTACTATCTGCGTAGCAGTATAGCGCCGAAATGCTGTTCGGGAAGATATGAGGCGACTTTCGGTGAGACTGTTAAGTATTTTCATCAGGCTTCTTATTCTTTGCGTACCATAATCTATTTTCGAATGCCAATAACGCACACAGCCAGCGGGCTGATTCATTTTTGGTATTATATAATTTACCGAATTCTTTAGCAATTTCTTCAGGAGTTTCTCCTTGAATAATGCGCAAACGGAGGGTTTGTAGATTATCTCGTTTCATTTTATTAAGATGTATTACTAATGCTTCAATACTCAAAACTGTCCCCACGAATTGTGTTTCAGTCATTTGAGGATAATTCCAAACTAACATCAATGACATTATATTAGCTGAAATAAGATTTATACGATCACTATCTGAGAACTTAGACATTATCTCGTCTGGTGCAATTTTATTCCAATAATTAGCCCATGGTTTTTCAGATTCCGCAACGGATGAACTACGATATCTGTTATGGATATCATCATAGAACATCAGTTCTTCCAAATTATGCATATATGTTCCACGAGATATGCGCTGACCTTTTTTATCCGAAGATTGTTTTTCCACAGGGGGCGTCTTATCCGAAACTGGCTCAGAACCTTGTTTACCCGTGCTGGTAGATTCCCGACCTGTCAATTCCTGAACGGTCTTGGAGCGCAGAATATTCTTCGCCAATTCGAGCATCATTCTCTTCAATTCCGAAGTGGCCAATTCTCGATCCAAATATGGTATCAACTTCGCATACTCGGTTTTATTCAATAAATCGGCATTCTGCTGTGACCATAACCGCATATACTCGAATATTAAGTTCTTATCATCATCATTGCCTTGAGCGAGATCATCTATTTTATCAACCGCCTTGGTAATCTTTTCAGGAGCATATTTTTCACCAATCAATTTACCCATAATGGTCTTGATCAATTGAGAATTGGGAGACGGTTTCTTTACGTTCGGAACACCCTTGAGGGCATTTATCAAAACATCAACAGGAACGGATTCCTCACCCTTCAGCACTTGTACAAAATCAAGGAATGCTTTCGCAGTTCTTCCGTATGACATACGCCCCATATAGGTGGCAAACAATCTATAGAGATGCTCCTCCATATGGTTAAGATCAAGCTGGCCAGCCGATTTGGCATCTCCCAACATCGCCCATAGCATATGCCGAGTATTCTCACGGTTACGAGCATTTTTAGCACGAGACATCGCACCGAGCTTTTGAAAAGCAGATCGCAAATCTTCATCTAATTTTTCAGAAAAACTCATTTGTCTCCTTTACGAATACTCTTTATGCCTCTGCGGAATTTTTCCGAATCATTAGTTCTGATGGAATTGAATAACCGCTTACTCAAATCAGCAGCTATTTCTTCGTCATAACTCTCATTAATCAATTTTAGCAAATTAGTAACCGAGGCGACTACCTGATCAGCACGTTGCTCAATAAACATCTCTTTGTCACGAATGGGGGAATGAACCAATTCATCCAAGATACTGGAAAACTTACGATCCACGCTTTTCACCAATTTTTACTAACAAATTTTCAATAATAGCAGAGGCCATTTCTAACCCACTCTCAAACCCCATAGAATAATCACCACCCGTTGGTTCACTATACGAACGCAGCTTGAACACTATTTCCTGTAATTCATGAACTATATCATGATCAGGCTCGTCAATGATATCTTCAACGAGTAATCTGACCTCATTTTCCATATAACTTTCCATAATTTCCATGTAACTTCGCATCAAACTATTTAGTCTTATTCCAGCAATACTTTAACTTCCCACAATCATAGATGCGAGGAATTCCCAATTCTTCCATTGCCTGACGCTCAGTCAATACGGACATATCAAGACTAAATTTTTTCTCAATATTCTTCTTAGTAAAGGCCGATTTGTGAAACGTTTCGTTACCCAATACATAACGATAATCAGGCGGTATCTCATTAACCAACTCGAAACCATTAGTCTCATAAACTGCACCCTCACTATAACGAAGATCAGCAAAGCTCAATACCTTGTCATAATTCCATTCCCTTATGGCCCACTTGAACATTCGGCTGAACATCCCTGCGTGAGTCTTTCCACTTGAACAAAATCTAATCAACTCTATATCACCAGTTCCACGCTGCTTATTAAAAGCCATTACACCAACCAATTCATCACCGTCATATGCCGCTACTGCATTAATGATTGATCCAGTAGCTCCTTGAATATGATGTCTGGCTATAAAAGTATTTGCACCCGTTGGTGATATAGATTGTAGAGACAACTTCCTCGCAGGAGTTCCCCTCTCGGAATTACCCAAAACATTAGATATCTTAGATTTGATAACGTCAGAGTTTCTTAACCACTCGTCTTCGTTGATCATCAAGAGACGAATACCTTGTTCCTTACAGGCAAGGTATTTGCGCTGATGGTAATATCGATCTTTAAAAATATCCGAGTGCCAATATATACCATTGAACTCAATAGCAAGGTTTCGTGAAGGAATATAAAAATCCAATTCAAAAGTTATTTTTTTTCCATGATTATTGAGCATTTGCAGTCTTCTATAATTAGTTACAATATCATCAACATATTGTATATGCGACAATATTTCGCGTTCGTAACTGGAACGATGGTTTGCTATGCCATATTCCCCACAATATTTGTAAATTGTGGTTGTATTAACACCTAATTCATTAGCAACGGTAGCAATGGCTTTATGCTCAATATATTCTGTGAATATTTCTTTGTTAGTCAATATCTCCACTGCTTCTGGTGTTAGGTGCCTATGTGATATATGAGAATTGCCATACCGCTTAAGGTTTGTTTTGTTAGCCTTTCTTTTGATATTGGCAGCGACCTCTGGTATCCGTAAACAGCTTTCGACCCCATATCGATCCAGATTCGTCTGCTTTCGCTTCTCAATAACCTCAGGAACCTGAGAACTATTATCAACGCCATAACGTTCCTGCATAGTAGCACGACTACGGTCGCGCATCTCTTCAGATTGCTGCAAAAACTCCACACCATATCGTTCGAGATTAGTAGCCTTGATCTTAGCAAAAAGTTCAGGATTTTGTGCTGCCTTCTCGACGCCATATCGTTCCAACATAGTATTGCGAGTTTTTGCCATTACTTCAGGAGAATGGAACACACTCTCAACACCATATCGCTCTTTCAATGTTGCACGAGTTTTTGCTTTATTGACTTCCGATTTATTAGGGTTATTTTCAGATTGCATGCGCTCAATATTTTGAGCCATCTTCCCAGAATTGTCTACACCATATCGTTCCAACATGGTGGACTGCGCCTTAGCAAGTAATTCTGGACTGGAACCCGAATGCTTAACCCCATATCGATCCAGCATAGTCTGATCTCGCTTATCTCTAATGTCAGGGCGGGCGAGGGCTGATGAAACTCCATATCGTTCAGTATTAGTCAGCGCGCCCTTAATAGCCGCCTGTTTACGAGAACATTCGCATGTCCTGCCACAAAAACGATAGCCACCCCAAAAACTATCGAATCGCTTCTCTTTACCACACTCCGTGATAATATCTTCTGGCTTGATATCGTTTAATACATTATACACTTGCTGGGGCGTAGGCTTCCACCCCATTCTTGTGTAAATAGATTTTGCCAATGGACGTGCAGTCTTCCATATCCGATCATGCTCAGCATATAACGCCTTTAATTCCAGTGCGGCCCAATCAGGGATATCATTCACTTTTATTTCCAAGTTTTAGTTGAGACAATAAAGAATCGATCTGTGAGGTAGGTTGAGGAATAGTTATAGAAGACGAAGATGAAGTTGCAATATCTTTTTCGTCATCTTCGTCTTCTATATCAGCAAGACGCATACAGTCCACATCATAAGCTAACTTCAATTTCTGCCCAACTGCTGCGGCAGATCGTGTTTTTAACAATTGTATTTCATACATGCCATTTTGGCGCATGGTCATTGAGGTAAAAATACCAAAAACGTTGTCTGCGGTATTAATTTTACTCAAACCCCCCGCGATGTGTGAATGATCAAACTCTTGTGCATCAATGGATTGTCTGTTCAACTGTGATGCGGTGGCAACGGGAATATCCCATTCGCCGCCAATTGCTCTCATTTCTTCACTTACATATTTGTCTTTAGTGAAGAGGTTAGACACATCTATTTTTGCATTATTCGGGTGCATAAGATCGAGATAATCAATCACGAGTGCATCAGGGCGCTTTCCTGTTTTGATCTGGTATTCTTTCAAATATGCCCTAATTGTATTTGCGGTTGTACCTGCTTCTGGAAATTTCTTCACACGAAGATCACCACGGGCAATACGATTGAACTTTGCAATCTTGAGAGCGGCTGTGTCAGCGTTTCGGATCAAATCTCGGGTCGCTATTTGCGTTAACATAGATTCGAGGCGCTCATTTACCAGTGATTCACTCAGTTCGAGCGAGATGTAAATTACATTGAGGCCATCTGCGACCCAGTTGAGTGCCAGATTCTGCAAAAACAGACTTTTTCCGCTTCCGCTCCCTCCTGCGAAGACATTTAGTGACCCTCTTGTGAAGCCTCCCCCGAGCTTTCTATCAAGGGTTTTCCATCCAGTGCTGACATAGTTTGATCTATCTCGTCTTGCTATAATTCGATCCCTGACCCCTTCAAAGAAGTCTGATCCCAAGTCGGTGACAAGGGAAATCAGCATGGCATCTTTGACTTGTCTTTCAAGGTCTCCGCCTTGACCTTTTGCAAGAATATCTGGACCAGCATGGATTATATTCTCAAGGGCACGAT